AGAACTTCTTGGTCGATTTCAGCAGTGATCTCTTGTGCAAGAGCTGCCATTACTTCTGCTTCAACATCAATACCGTGCATTGATTGTGCATCTTGTGCTGCTTCAAATGTCCAGCGAGCTTGCAACTTACGAGTTTTTGCCTCGACAGGCTGCTTCAAGATCTGGATACTTAACGCACGACCGCCTGTACCTTCTTTTGCTGCAGTTACGTCACCCTTACCTGTAGTAAGTGATCCAGAATATGCTGTAGCAATTTTAAACGGTGATAGTGCTTCGTCACCTGCTAGTGTATCTGTGTCAAAAGGTGAACTCGCTGTTGAGTCTGCTGCTTCTGCATAGCGTACACGCAATGTGTGAATTTGACCCACTGGGCCTTGCATTGGCTGAACACCAACGATTTCGTTAGCAATAACTGTTGGCATTACACGACGGATAACTGGAAGAATAACACGGTTAAGTGTTGCTACGTTACCTGATGCTGATGCGCCTGAAGTTGCTGCCTCTTTCAAGTATTTGCGAGTGTTTTCTAAAACAACACTCATGCTGTTGCGGCGATTACCTTCTAGACCTTCAAGAAGTGCGTCTTTGGTATCATCCCAACGGCTTTCTAATAGTACGTCTGACATTAATTGTCTCCTCTGTTGTACTTTATTTCGCTAAGCCAGCAAGTTTACGGATGTCAACGATATTATCGTTTCCTTCTTCCACTTGGACTGTTTTTTGTTCTTTGTTACCTGTAACCTCTGTGCGACTTTCTGTGATGGTTTCTTTCTTAGATTCCTTAATCATTGATTTGCCGTCCAGTACTGCTGGTAGATAACGATCGAAAGCAGGCTTCAACTTTGAAGTCTGTACGCTTTCTAGTAGGTCAGTCATAATTGCTGCCTTATCTTTGTTGAGTGGCTTAAGAAGTGTGTTTAGTGTTTCTTTACGCTCTACACCCTCATTAATCAAAGCAATTTCTTGCTCCTTGCTCTCAACTAACTTTGACTTCTCTTCAAGACTCTCATTTACTTGAGTAACTTCTGCGGCAGCCGCTTGTACTGCTGCTTCTAGTTCCTTAATTTTTTGATTTTCGTTTAAGTGACTTGTAGAAAATTCTGATGCAAAAGTCTCGAATATTTTACGTCCGAAAGTATTTTCTTTTGCGATTTGAATATCTTCTTTAAGTTGAGTCATTTCACCTTTTAGATAGCCTGTTACTGCTTCGTTTACTGCTTTGCTTGTATGCTTAACAAACTTAGTTTTAAGTTCATCAAACTTTGTACGAGCTTCTTTAACTAAACGAACCTTAGTTTCAACAACATCGTTGCGATCTTTTTGGAAGTCTGAAATTTCTTCTGCAAGTTGTGCAGTAACAAACTCTTCGAGTTTGCCTACAAGTGCTTGCTGATCTGCTCTTTCAGATTTTAATTCCTTAATCTCTTCACTTAGTGTTTTCACTAAAAATTGGTCAAACGTACCACTTGATTCTTGCATTCTTGCAACAAACTTGGCACGATCTTCTGTAATTGCTTTACGCTCTTCAGCGATAGCAGCAATCTCAGTAGTTAGACCTTCAGTAACCATACGATCTAAGGCTTCAACCATAGTAGATTTATCATGCTCATAGCGTTGTGCAAACTCCTCACGAAGTTCTGCAGTAACCTGATTACGAGTTTCGTTAATCTTTGCTTCCCATTGCTCAGCAATTTCAGAACGAGTTTCCTCATTAACGAGGTCGCTATCCAATAGTGGTTTGATAGCATCTAGCATTTTGATCTCCTAGATCTTTAAGTCCCTGATAAGTCGAGTCATCTCTTCTTTCAGGTATTTTTGTACTTTGGCATCGCCGCTTGCTTCGCGAGCCATGTCAAGCACTTTATGCCCCCCACGCATGTTAAGTAGTCCTTCATAAATCGCTACTGGGTATGCGTTTGGTGCACTGGGTTGTGCCACAACATCTACTGTGACAATTTCAAAATCAGCAACCTGTCCAGTGGATTCGCTTACGTTTCCACTGCCTCTGCTACTGACTCCTAATTTTACTCCACCCTCGATCATTGTTTTCACAAGTTGACCCATGGGTGTTTCAAGAATCTTCAATTTACCATATCCGTTAGGTCCATCCATCCACATACTCTCAATCATATGTGATACTCGATCAAGGTTAATTTTAAGATCATCTGGATGGTCAACTTCGCCTAAAACGCTGTTACCGTTTTTAATCTGCTCGTTGATGGTAGTTACAGCATCAGTAATCTCAGCAACGGGGTAAACACGCTCGTTTGCGTTTTTAACCCCGCCCTGAATACAAATGCCTTTCATGTAGAGATCCTTGCCGCCCATAGAATTTTCTGCTGCTTCAACAACAACATTTGCTTCTTGGTAAGTTAGGTTTTCTCTCAAGTATAACATAGAAATTATGCTTTACTCATTGTTGCGCCTTTTGGATTTTGCGCATCTGTTTGTGTTGTTGAAGTTGGGGTTGGTGCACCTGACTCTTCACCAGTCATGTCAACTGCTTTGCCGCCCATGTCGTTCTTTCCAGCAACTGGACCTGCTGATCCATCGCCTTCTTCACTTGTTACAGGCGCTGGTGCCTTTTCAGTGTATTCGCGAACCATTTCCTCAGTCTCCTCTTCGACTGATTCCATTTCATCTTCTTCTTCACCTTCTTCGTCGCCCATGTCCATATCCATGTCCATTTCTGGCTCCATGTCCATTGCGTCGCCGTCGTCAGCAGCATCATCACCACCCATAAGTGCTTCAAATTCTGCTTTCAATTCGTCAAGAGCATCTTCTAGATCTACAACACGGTCTTCCATGTCTTCGTCATCTTCATGCTCATCTTCCATTGATAGACCTTCTTCATCGGCTTCGATGTCGTCAATCATATCATCGGCAGCATCGCCACCTAGTTCTGCTTCGTCAAAATCTGATTCTTCTTCTACTGCTTCATCTTCTTCGACTGTATCTTCGTCTACTTCTGCAGTTTCTTCAACTTGATCCTCATCTGTGAGACTCTCATAGATGTCACGTGACTTCTCAACCACGATTTCATGGAACAAATCTTTTGCGCCCTGCTCATCTTCTGCGATAAACAGTTCAATCAATTGCTCATACTTGCTTGTCATTTGTATAACTCCTATATTCATAAGGCATTTGTAGTTTTATTTAGTAATAACTATTTATATAGGGTAAAATGCGTACTTTTTGGACTCAAAAATATACTAAGGGGTTATGCTGCTGGTGCAGGTGCAAATTGCTTGCGAATCTCTTTGATAGACTCTTGATATTCTACTGCTTTAAGGTCGCTAAGTTTGCGCAATTTGCTTAATTGCTCTAGGGTAAGACGTGTCTTACGAGTATCAGTTTTCATAGCCGCTGTGCTATCTTGATACTGTGGTTCGTCTTTATCCTCAGCGTGTGCTACAATAGGCGACCCATTTCCTATTTCTCGTGTAGGAATGTTTGGATTTTTACTGAACATATCAACTCTCGCTGATACTTGTGTAAATGCCGGTGCGTCTAATTCAAATAATAACATGCAATTATTTATCCTATCCACGCCTACGTGTTCTAACTCTAGGATACATTAATCCACTTGTAGGACGACTATTTACGTCTTTGTTGTATGTGTTGAACACCATATTACCTGATGTTTGCCTGTGATTCTTCCATAGTGTTATTCTATCAATGTTGCTACCGTCAAGTGTAACTCTTGTAGAAGTATCAGTGGTTAAAACATCTGTTGCTGGCGCACTGCTTTTGTATGGATGATCTGAAGGCAAACTTCCTTCTTGTGCCCACTTGTGAGCAAGGTATCCTTCCATACGTTGTACTTCACTCACGTCTGTGCCGCCAAGTCCTGGCATCGCAGCAAAACTTACAAACTCTGCCATTTGACCGCCCATTCTCACGTTGGCTCTGTTTCTAAAGAATCGCAAATCTAAGTTGGTGCTTAGACTATTGTCGTAGTCGCTAACGGGAGTGAATGCGTTTGAACCATTTATCCTTACAGCAATCTGGTTGCCTGTTTTGTTGAATATAGCACATATAATAACCCAAGTGTTTTGTGCTATGCCTGAATCAAAAGTCTCTGCGTTTCCTATGGTTGACGATATCCTGCTTGAACTCAATCCATCTAAATCCAACTCACCGTCAAATGCACTTGAGTTACTAGAACTTACACTATAGTCTCTTTTACTACTCGCCGATACAGTATTGTTTTCTACACTCCAAAACGAATCTCGAATGTTGTTGATGGAATTCCACTGGAACAGTCCAATGGCCCAGTGATTACCTAAACTGTCAACTTGAGCAAATTCGTCAGTTGTAAAATCTTCATCTGGAACAAATGTAAAAACATTCTTACTATCAAGTGTGTTAGATACATTAGGTGTGCCGTTTACTGTGACTGTGGCATTGCCTTTTTTGTCTGTGACTGCAGTGACATTTGATCCACTCAGTGTATAACTACTTGTATCTGAAGCATCAAACCAAGCGGCTGTAGATCCACTTACTTCTGTTGGTGACCAGGCTGTGCTAGTGTCCCCTGTGTCCGCCATCAATCCTGTGACAGCATTGTTTTGTAAATATGTTCTTGCTTGTGCCTGTGTCAGTGTAGGATATACTTCTGCTAAACAAGCCAGCAAACCTGCTACGAAAGGTGAGGCATAACTTGTGCCGTTTTGCGATCCCATTGTATCATGTTTTGGTGTATTGCTTTCCTGTCCGTAATAGGGATTACCAAAGGCAATTTCACTTTTCTCCATTGCACCCATTACACGCTCACCTGCGGCATATACATCTATGCCCGGTCCCCATTCACTGAAGTCTGCTTTACCTTGGTCTATGCGGTCACTCAATGCACCTACGTTTATTGCTCCGTTGAATGAGAAGTTGCTGCCACGCATATAATAATCTCTGAATGGATAGTAGCCACTAAAGAAATAGTTCCTGTTCGCATATGCAGCGCCAGCAACCATATAGTTGTCATAGTTGTCGCCACCTGACACATCAGTGTATCTGTTGTTGTTGCCAGCCGAAGTGACCACAATAACGCCTTCTGCTATGGCATCTACTAGATCACTATCAGGCGTTGGACTGTTTAATGAAAAGTTGGTGTTGCTGGTAAAATTAGTCCACGATTTACCAGCGTTCTTGTACACCCCACGAGCTAACAGTTCAGCATCAGTAAGGAAGGTACTGCCGTTGCCTTTGTCTAATGTTACGCCTTGGAAGTGTGCTACACTGGCACCTGAATAAGTATTGACCGTGCCCAAACTCACATTCACAATGGTAGGATTTTTTCTACCTGTTGCTGGGTTGATAGATTTATTTGCGTGGAATTCTCTAATGTAAGCAAACGCTCTGCTAGTGCTGTTGCCACCTGATTTGCTTCTCTCGTAGGTTAGGTCTAACTGATATACATTGGCATCATTAGCAAGTCCAAATCTTTCACCTGCCGCATAGGCAGCCACTGCCGTCGGATGGGTATCTTCTGCACTAAAGTTATCACGAGCATCTGCGTGACTGTAGGTGTAGTTTGTACCACCTGCGATTGTGTTGTAGTGTTGTCCCCAATTGTAGTCTATTAATCTGCTTGAATATTCTGCGTGATCGCTTAATGTGTCGTTTTCTACAATAACGATATCTACATTCTTGCCACTTGCTGAATATGTTACACTGGTATCAACACGCCTATCAGCAGAACTTCCGGCATCAGCACCCCAGCCCGATCTGTTGTCAGTTTCGATGTGTCTTAGTATTCCCCAAGCGTGGTGATCATTATTGGTGAATGTCACTCTAGTAGCACCGGCGGCGTTTGTATACACCGAGCCAGTTGGACTCGTGGCTTTGGTAAATCTACCTGTGTATGTAGCATCTTTGACTACTGTCTGTCTGTCCAATACACTCTGTGGAACAACCACTTCTACTCTATCGTCATAACTTACTTCTTTTGCTTCTTCTAAGGTAAGCATATAGCCTGTGGTTCTTGAAGTTGGGCGTCTATCGCCGCACTCTACTTTTCTATCTGGAATAGTTATAGCACCGCCTGGTGTTTCCATATCCTCGTAGAAAGCGTCAATGTCTACACCACGTTTTAGTGTAACTTGGAATAATTCCATGTTATGCCTCCAGTTGAAGTACGTTTAGAGTTACCTGCACTGTGGAGGTGCTACCGCTTTTATTTGTGACTCTACAAGGAATAGTTGTTGTGGGTGTGCTTTCATTGTTGAAACCATAAGCACCTGGGCTTATAATAACTGTTTGTGCACCTGTTGTGATAACTTCTGCAATAAGTCCTGCATCTGATGTTGGATCGGTACCTTCTGCTCTTGAAGCATCTGCTGTTCTTGTTGCGGCACTAACATACAATCTTACACGAGCCGCTCTGTCTGTTGAGATAGTTAGTAGTGCGTATGCTTTGAATCCTGTGATGTCTAAGTCTGCTTGTGCGGCATCTGCTAAACTACCAGTTGTGCCTGCTTTTGTAGCTCTGCTTTGTAGACTACTGCCTCCGCCACCACTTTGTGAATCTACATATGCTTTGATACTTTGCTGTGTAGCAAGATGATTTGCGCTATTACTAGACATATCATCTTCATCTAGCACACCTGTTCCTGTTACTGTACCGTTTATATTGATACTGCCTGTGCCACTAGATGAAAGTATAAGATCATCATTTGATCTATTTGCTGATACGTTATTATCAGTAATGGTCAGTCCGTCAGTTGTAATAGTGTCAACATCTGTAGTGCCTGCTAATGTGACACCACCACTAGCCGTTACTGTACCAGTAATGTTTATATCACCAGTGCCAGTAATATCAAAATTGTTGAGATCTAAGTTGCCACCTAGTTGAGGTGTTGTATCATTTACAATATCATTAGCAATTCCACTTACACCAAGTCCAGTTACAGTTGCACCTGTAAAGTCGATTGTAGTAGTAGCAGGAAAGTCAATGTTGTTTCCGCTGGTGCCTATTGTAATAAGTGTAGTATTTTCAGTACCAATGTTAATGTTACCATCAGTGCTTCCGTTGCCACCATTAATGTTAACATTACCGCCTGTGGCAACACCTATACCACCAGTAATAACTGTATTACCGCCTGTACTGCCTGTTGCTGTGCTTTCGCCGCCTGTAATGCTTATATCTGTGCCATTACCAGTAGACACCGGAACCGCACTAGTAGCGCCTGCGATTACAACACCGCCTATAGTGCTTCCATCTCCACGATATAACTGAAAATCATCTTCGTCAAGCGCAATATCACCTTCTTGCAACAAGTAATTGTCACGATTATACCCTTGCACTCTTTTGAAAAATAGTTTACGGAACGCCATAGTTTCTCCTGTAGCGTATTTATCCTAGAAAATATGGATCTAAATTTAGTGCTTGGGAAAAAATATCAGGTTCGATATTGCCTCCAGTTGCCACTGCAACTATGGTTTCAGCATTACTAGGATGCTGTCCTGTTAATGCGGCTGCTACTGCTATTGCGCCGCCAGGCTCTACAACAATCTTAAAATATTCAAACAGTGTTTTTATAGTTCTAAGTGTGTCTTGTTCACTAATTACTGCACCGCCTGACAAATGTTGTTTCATAATAGGAAAAGTAAGATTGCCAGGTTGACGATTAACAACAGCATCACAAATTGTATGTACGCTAGTATCTGCCACAGTTTCAATTTTGCCTGATTCAATACTACGTTTAGTATCATCATAAAATTCAGGCTCGGCGCACCAAATTTTTACATCTGGCATCATTGCATGCACTGCTATTCCTAGTCCACTGCATAGACCGCCTCCACCAACACAGGCTATAACTGCATCTGGTTTAACACCTTTTTCCATTGCTTGTTGTGCTATTTCCAATCCAACAGTGCCTTGTCCAGCAATTATTCTTGGATCGTCAAAACTGGGTATAAGTTCTGCATTATATTTTTCTGCAAGTTCGGCACCTATTTGTTCACGCGATTCCTTGAAACGTGTGTACGTCACTATCTCTGCACCTAAACTTTTGGCAATTTCCATTTTATTAGGAGGTGCATCCTTGGGCATAACAATTGTAGCACGAAGCCCTCTTAATGCAGCGGCTCTAGCACTGCCAAGTGCATGACTGCCACTACTGTAAGCAACAATATGTTTTACGCTATCATCTAAACTATAGACTGCATTTGCTGCACCACGCATCTTAAATGATCCAGTGTATTGCAAACATTCAGCCTTGACTAGCAATCGCTTGCCAAGTTTTTTGTTTAAACTTGGGGATTCTAGTAGTGGTGTTTTGAATATGTAAGGGTGTATGCGGTTTGCTGCCGCTAGGATATTATCAAATTTTACTGTCATATTTTACTTATGTAGTAGTATCTGCTGGTGCAACGCTTCCGACTGGACTTACATCACCAGTTGCACCTGCTTCACCTGCTCCGCCTTCTTCACCACCGCCTGCGGCTGGATCTTGGTCGGCTTCTGGCTCTGCTGCTGGCTCAAATGCATCCATGTCTGCTTGTATACCACCACTGGTCACACCAACACTACGCATACTAGGCAGTTCACTTTCTACACTGATGTCCTGATTCTCTTCACGCCATAGTTTACTGTTCTCAAGCATCTCTTCCTCAGTCATACCCAAGTAACGTCCCATAAGAAAACGTTTGCTCATATAAGGATAACCTTCCAGTGCTTGGAACGTGTTAATCCGTGCCTGATCCATTTCAGTTTCACGGTAACTACTAAAGTTTTGTGGCTCATTAAAACGCAAATCAAATGTACTGTTGTCAATTTCGACACCACGCCACTTGAGGAACATTTTAAACTCTCTATCAAATGTTGCTGCTACTAGTCTTTGTAGTCTCATACAATATTCATTAAAGCGTTTCTCTTGTATCATCGCTGTACCAACACGACCATCATTGTATGCTGCAGCACCTTCGTCCAAGCCTGTTGGCAAGTAACTACTAGGAATACGCAAGCCACGGAATAGTTTGTTAGTAAAGAATTTTAGATCATCAATCTCACCTAGATTAGTACCGCCTGGCAGTGTATCAACTTTACTGCCTCTGCCTTCTGCAGTTTGTGGAAAGAAGTAATCTTCGTTTGTGCTAAGTGGATTGTATGTTGTGTCCATGATGTTAACACCGCCACCTGTTTTACTAGGTATACGTCTTTGGTGTATTTCATTCTTTACACGCTCAACAAAACTCATAGCCATATGACTAGGCATGTTGCCTACATCAATATAGAATACCCTGCGCTCCGGCGCACGTTGGATACGATAAATGATAATAGCATCTTCAAGCAGTTCCTTTTGCTTGTATACCTTAAACACTTGTTCTAGTATGCTGTTACCAAAGGGCCAGTTAGGATCCAGTCCTTCTGTTAGACTATTGTGTACAATATGTTCTGCTTCTATGGCTTTTTCGTTTAGCGCACGATCAAAACGTCCCTGCGCACTTACACCGCCTGATCCATCATACAAGTTACTAGGCTGTATATAGCCTCTGTTCTTG